CGCTTCTTGTAGCGGCTTCGGCAACGGATACTATTGTTGGCGGAACGCTTCGTAATAGGTTAAAAGCTCTTACGATTTCATACGCAGCCACTGGTGGAACTGTTGTTGTAAAAGACGGCGCAGCAGGGACTACGATATTTTCGTTTCCCGCCCCTACAGCTATTGGGACAATACACATCCTAATACCCGGAGAAGGTATTTTGGCTAGAACTAGCTTGGCAGTCACTACAGGTGCTGGTGCTTCTGTGATTGTTTATTATGGCTAAGTCTCCAGCATGGCAGAGGAAAGAAGGCAAGTCCGAGAAGGGCGGCTTGAACGCCAAGGGTCGGGCCTCCGCGAAAGCGCAAGGTATGAACTTGAAACCTCCCCAGCCGGAAGGCGGCTCACGGCGCGACTCCTTTTGTGCAAGGATGAGTGGCATGAAAAAGAAGCTAACAAGCGCCAAGACAGCCAACGATCCAGATTCACGCATCAACAAAGCTCTTAGAGCTTGGAACTGTTAAGGAATCTTTATGAAACGCAGTATTAACGAATACGATCCAAATCGCGGCGGCGGCGGTGGAGGCGGTGGTTCTTCTTCGCCACCAAGTGGCGCTGTTACACCCAAAAATAAATATACCTTTGATCGGATTACTGGATCGCGTTCTGCAAAAGATTACAAAGAAAGAGAACGAGAGGCAGAGCTAACAGGTAGACTAGATTTTGGCTCTCCGCGCCAAAGTAGCAGCAACAGAACTCCTAGGATGAGTGATGATTATTCGCGTGGAGGTAAAGTGTCTGCCTCTAAACGCGCCGATGGTATTGCCCAACGGGGCAAAACTAAAGGTCGGATGTGCTAGATTTAAACACAGCATGGTCAGCAGTCCTATCTTTGGTGATTGGATTGCTAGGCTACATGATGAATGAAAAGTTCAGGGAACTGGCTCGCGTCACAATCCTGTTGAACAAAACCCGTGAGGAGGTTGCCCGTGATAACGTTACTCAAGCAGAAGTGGATCGCATTACGAACCACATTGACCAACGCTTTAACAAGCTTGAAGCAAAAATTGACCAGCTTATTCAAGCGGGGAAATGATGCCGAGCACAAGTAAGAAGCAACGGAATTTTATGGCGGCAGTAGCGCACAATCCTGCGTTTGCCAAGAAAGCAGGCGTTCCACAATCTGTGGGCAAAGAGTTCAACAAAGCCGATAAGGGCAAAACTTTTAAACAAGGTGGCGATATGAAAAAGATGAACATGGGCGGATATGCAGATGGCGGCATGCCAATGGTTATGAAAGATGGACAAAAGGTTCCAGCTTTTGCGGCTGACGGCAAAGGCAAAATGGCTAAAGGTGGCATGGCTCACAAAGATGTAAAGATGGACAAGAAGATGATGCAGAAGGCCGTGAACAAACACGAAGGCCGTTTGCACAAAGGTGCGGCTATGACTAAACTGTCTAAAGGTGGCATGGCTCCATCTAAGATGGGCGCTGTTAAAACTTCAGCTACTCGCGACGGTGTTGCCTCTAAAGGCAAAACCAAAGGGACAATGATTGCAATGAAACGCGGCGGCATGGCCTGCTAAGGAGTTGATATGGCTACTAGAAAACCAATGAAGAAATTTAAACGCTACGACGAAGGTGGTAGCGTAGGCTCAGATGAGCCAATGACACGCCGCATTAGATTTAATGACGACGGTACTCGCACTCAAAGTTTTGGAGAGCAGGTTGCTTCTCGCCAAAAAATGGGCGGTGATGAGGCGGCTTTAAAACAGCAAGGTTTAGAAATTTCAAATCGTCAAGATCCTAAACCATCTGGTTTTTTAGATCGCATTAAATCAGACTTTAGTCGCTTGGGAGAAGGTAGCATTGATACTCCAGGCTCAGAGGCATACAACAAGTATGGTGCTGGTCGTGCCCGCGCTGCGGCTCCAGTTCCCGTTACTCGGCCTCAAGTTGTAGCTAGGCCACCTAATATGCAACCTCGTCCTGTAGAGACTGATTTGTCTGACGATATGTATTCAGACACAGGTTCTAAAACTGGTCGTGGTTCTGCTGGAACTAGCGAGACATCATCTGCTCCCGAGCGTGGCGCACCTGGCACTAGCGAAACAGTTAAGCCAACACGCCAGCAAAAGAAGCCTGAAGCCGCCGTTCCACGTTTACGCACCGAACCTAGTCGTGGCGATCTTGGTAATAAACCTTCACAGTACGCAGGCCCAATGCGCGGTATGCGTAGCGATGCTGGCACAAGTCCTCCCGTTGCCACGCACAAAGGCCCGCGTGATGAAGAGAAATCTGCGGCATCTAAGATTCCAGGTCAATCTACCAAAGCTCCTCAAGGAGGCGAAAAGGCCGACTCTACAGAAACTAGTCGTAACGTTGGAAATGCAATGAATGCATTAGGCATTACTGCTGGTATTGGCGCGGGTGCGGCTGGTTTATACAAGCTTGGCAAAATGTATGATGCATCTAAAAAGGCTAAAAGAGCGCTATTAAATAATCCAAGACTTGAGCGTCCTGGAACTGTAGCGGGTAAAGATTTTGTTGTTCGTGACTACGAAGGTGCGGCAAAGGCTGGGTCTAAAGGTGTTCCTAAAAAACAATTAGGCTATAAAAAAGATTCTGACGTAACTGATGTTACCGCTAAGAAACGCGGCGGTGCAGTTAAGAAGTATGCCTCCGGTGGAATGGTTTCATCCGCCTCTAAACGTGCTGACGGCATTGCCTCCAAAGGCAAGACCCGTTGCAAAATTTGTTAAGGAACTATTATGAGTCCAGCAGAAAAACAAGCCCGCGAAGAACAAGCTGACCGCAAAATGCGGGCAGCGGCTGATAAAGCTTATAGCAAAGAAATGCCAGAGCCAGATACCACAACCGGTAAGCTTAAAGGACAGTCAATTATGGATAGTGTTAGGAAGTATTCTCCTAACCAAGCCGCAGCAGTTGATGAATCTGAAGCCACCGCTAAAAAATATGGTGAAGCCGCTTCTAAAGATTTTACGGAAGGCAAGTATGGCTCCGCCGCACTTAACGCCGCCAAAGGTTTGGGTTCTGCTGCAGACACTATGTTGGTCAAGGCTCCCAAAGCAGCGGCATTTGCCGCCCGTAACCGTTTAGTAGATGGCCCTAAAAAAGCTTCTGGAGGTATGATTTCTTCTGCATCTAAGCGTGGTGATGGTTGCATTACCAAAGGCAAGACTAAAGGCAAAATGATTACCATGAAAGGCGGCGGTTACGCCTGCTAAATTATGATGGCAAGCCGTGGTATGGGAGCCGTTCTTCCAAGCAAAATGCCTAAAGGAAAGCGTAAAGCTCGCCGTGACAATACTGACTTTACGCAATACGCTGAAGGCGGCAAAGTAAACGCCGCTGGAAACTACACTAAACCCAGTCTGCGTAAACGAATTGTGTCTCAGGTAAAAGCCGCCGCTACCCACGGAACGGGAGCGGGACAATGGTCTGCCCGTAAAGCACAACTTGTTGCCAAAAAGTATAAAGCCGCTGGCGGAGGATATAGAGATTGAAAGCTCCTCAAAAATCTCTTAAAGATTGGGGCGACCAGAAATGGCGCACCAAGTCTGGCAAGCCGTCGAGTAAGACGGGGGAGAGATATTTGCCTGAAGCGGCTATCAAATCTTTGTCATCATCTGAGTATGCGGCTACAACCAAAGCTAAACGTGCAGGTAAAGCGGCAGGTAAACAGTTTGTGGCTCAACCTAAAACAATAGCAAAGAAAACGGCAGGATTTAGATGACTACTACTGGATCAACTCTCTTCAACATGGATTTCACGGAGATTGCCGAGGAAGCTTGGGAGCGGGCTGGTCGTGAGATGCGTTCAGGTTATGACTTACGTACTGCACGTAGATCTATGAACTTGATGACCATAGAGTGGCAGTCTAAGGGAATCAATATGTGGACAATGGAGCAAGGGATCATTAACCTAACTCCTGGTCTATCTACATACGCCTTGCCTACAGATACTATTGATTTGCTTGAACACGTTATTCGTACTGGACAGAATACGGCATCTACTCAAGCTGACCTGACCATTACCCGTATTAGTGTTTCTACTTACGCAACCATTCCAAACAAACTTCAGCAGGCTCGTCCAATCCAAGTATGGATTCAAAGGCTTTCTGGTGAAACTAACCCAACTGCACTTGTTGTTGCGTCAGCGGTTTCTTCTACAGACACAACAATTACCCTTAACTCGGTGGTTGGACTAGCTGGCTCAGGCTTTATTCGCCTTGATTCAGAAGACATTTACTACACCTATGTAACAGGAAATGTACTGGGTGGAGTGTTCCGTGGACAGAATAACACAACTGCCGTGTCTCACAACGTTGCGACACCCGTGTTTGTTCCCCAGCTTCCGGCTATCACTGTGTGGCCTACACCAGACAACTCAACACCTTATCAATTTGTGTACTATCGTTTGCGTAGAGTGCAAGATGCTGGCGCTGGTGTTGAGACAGCAGACATGAATTTCCGCTTTTTACCTTGCTTAGTTGCAGGTTTGGCCTATCACATTGCTATCAAAGTACCTGAGCTAATGCCGCGTATTGAGATGCTTAAGCGTATTTACGATGAAACCTTTGAGATTGCCGCAGGTGAAGACCGCGAGAAAGCGGCGATTAGGTTGGTTCCTCGTCAAATGTTTATTGGTAGCACATAATGGCAAATAGGTTTGCATCCGGCAAGATAGCGATTGCTGAATGTGATCGCTGTGGCCAACAGTATCAACTTAAAGCACTTAAGACTGAGATCATTAAGCAACGTAAGTATCAGTTATTGGTTTGCCCTGAGTGTTGGGATCCAGATCAGCCACAGCTAATGTTGGGTACATTTCCTGTAGATGACCCGCAAGCTTTACGCAATCCGCGTAGGGACACAACGTATGTTACCTCTGGTGTTAATGCCAACGGTAACTTGTCAGGTGGCTCAAGGGACATTCAATGGGGCTGGGCACCAGTGGGTGGATCTAGTTTAAATGATGCAGGATTGACACCAAACTACTTGGTGGCAACCACATTTGTTGGTACAGTAACGGTTAGTTAAGGAGTTTAAAATGGCATACACAAAATCAGCAGACGGCATTACCAAAAAAGGTAAAACTGATGTTCAAGTTTTTCCTACTAGCGGCCCTTCTCAAAAAGAAATGATGGGCGGTAAAGGTAAGGGTAAGGGTAAAACCAACTCTGACATGAAGACTATGGGTCGTAACTTGGCAAAGATTGCCGCACAGAAGCGAGGTTAATCATGGCTACATTTAGCAAAAAAATAATGGGCAAAGAAGTTGGCGATGCCAAGGTCTACGCTACGCCACACACCATGACTGGTAAAGTGGTTACAGCCTCTACTAACCCAGGTTCTGGCCCTGACCACAGCGATGCCGGTACAGTCAACATGGCTGTAGGTAATGTGTACCGCCGTCCTGCGCCAGAAGCTAAAACTTCTGGTATCAAAATGCGCGGTGCTGGCGCGGCTACCAAAGGCGTGATGTCAAGAGGCCCGATGGCATGAACTATAGCCAGCTTGTTACCGCAGTAAGCGACTACTGCGAAAACACTTTCCCAACCACTGACATGGATACATTTATCCGTCAGGCGGAGCAACGCATCTATAACACGGTGCAGATTGCTAACTTGCGAAAGAACGTGACAGGCACTTTGACTACCGGCAATAAATACCTTTCGTGCCCAACAGATTTCCTGTCTACATATAGTCTTGCACTGTACCCATACAACACCACGACTGCAACTGGTGTGTCTGGTGAATACACAATTGTTGTAGCTAGCGCCACAGGGATTGCCAGGGGTCAGCAGGTTACTGGAACTAACATTGCAAATAATGCTTTAGTTCGTAGCATATCGGGAACGACTGTTACATTAAGTGAAGCAAACACTGGCACAGTCAACACTACAGTTACATTTCAAGGCGACTATTTGTACCTGTTAAATAAAGATGTAAACTTTATTCGCGAAGCTTACCCATTAACAGCCGTTACATCTGAGCCTAAGCACTATGCCATTTTTGGCCCACAGTCTTCAGATGTTAATGAATTAACATTTATTGTTGGCCCTACGCCAAGTGCCGCATATAAAGCGGAACTGCATTACTACTACTATCCAGAGTCTATTGTCACCGCCACAACTACATGGCTTGGTGATAACTTTGATTCTGCTTTGTTGTACGGCACGATCTGCGAAGCATTTGTTTATATGCGCCAAGAAGCCGACATGATGAAACTAGCGCAAGATCGCTATGTGCAAGCTATTGCTCTGCTCAAGAACCTGGGTGATGGTAAGCAACGTGCTGATGCTTATCGTGACGGTCAATATAGGGTTGCAGTTACATGAGCAACATTCTTCAAACCCAGACCACTAGCTTTAAAACAGAGTTATATACAGGCGTTCATAACTTAGAAACCAATACGCTAAAGATTGCTCTGTATACAGCTAGTGCCAATTTAAACGAAGCAACTACTATTTACACCACAGATGGTGAAGTTAGTGGAGGCGGTTATACCGCTGGTGGCGTAACGCTGACAGGCGTAACCATTAGCTCGTCTGGGTACACAGCCTATGTAGATTTTGCTGACGTGGTGTTTAACGCATCAGTGACGGCTCGTTGTGCTTTAATCTACAACGTGACTCAAGGTAACAAATCTATTGCAGTGTTGGACTTTGGTTCTGACAAGACATCCACCAATTTCACTATTACGATGCCTGCTAATACAGCGACGGCAGCTTTAATAAGGTCATCAAACTAATGTTTTCAGCAACATCATCAGGTACTATTGGCGATGTAATGGTTCACACTGTGAGCCATCGTGGATTCACGCCAGAAGAACTTGCAGAGCAAGCCCTGAATAAAATCATTTATGTTGGGGATCAGTCCCATCCGGCCATTCGCGATCAGGCTCAAGCCTTTCGTGAACACATCCGTGGTGTGTTGGTGTTCTACATGAAACGCGCAATTGAGTCTAATAATACGACTCTGGCTAACAAACTCCGCGAAGCGGGGCATTCTGAACTTGTAACTCTCTTGGAGATATAACATGGCTATCACTATCACTACGGCAATGCCTACCAGCTTCAAGGTAGAAATCCTTAAAGCTGTACACAACTTTACGGCCAGCACGGGCGACACATTCAAGATTGCCTTGTTTGTATCCACTGCTGCTGGCTCTGGCACGTTTGGCGCGGCCACGACTAACTACTCCAATATGGGCGCAGATCAGTTGCCAACCGCAACGGGTTATACGCAGACTGGTAACACATTGACTTCAGTGACTCCTGTTGCTGACGGCACAACCGCTATCTGTGATTTTTCAGACACTACATGGTCTTCTGCTACGTTCACAACCAGCGGCGCATTGATTTATAACTCCACGGCTTCTGGTGCAGCTTGCGCGGTACTGAGTTTTGGCGGTGACCAGCAAGTAAGTTCTGGTGACTTCACGATTCAGTTCCCTACAGCCGCTGCCGCTACTGCGATTATTCGTATTGCGTAAGCGGGTTTAAGTGAGCGGATGGGGCGAACTTCCTTGGGGCTATAACGGTTGGGGCGGTGTCCCTGTTGTAGTCCCCCTTGACGGCTGGGGTAGTCAAGGCTGGGGTGTTTCTCCTTGGGGCGCTGGCAGTATCTCTGTACAGGGTACAGGTGCTGTTGGAACAGTTGGGATTTCAGTATCGGTTACGTTTGTACCTACAGGCGTTTCTGCTACAGGTGAGGTTGGTACAACTCTGCCAAAAGTTAACTTCACGCTTACGGGCGTGGTGGCTAACGGGTCTATTGGTGATGTAAAGGCTTCAGTCGTTTACACGCCAGCAGGTGTGCAGGGTGTTGGTCAGATTGGTAACTTTGAAGTCAACGTTGATGATTTCATTATTCCAATTGGTGTTGTGGGCACGGGTCAGATTGGTACTCCAACAATAAGGGTTGGTAAAGCAATCACAGTTACTGGAGTGCAGGGTGCGGGTGCTGTAGGTACTGCGGTTCCGTATGTGCAGTTCACGCCTGCTGGGGTTTTAGGTACGGGTAATGTTGGTAGCGTTCAAATTAATGTGAGCGAAACCATCATCCCAACGGGCATTGAAGGTATTGGTTCTGTTGGTAGCGTAACGCTTGTTTATAACGGCGGAGCAATACCAACAGGGGTTGTAGGTACGGGTAGCGTTGGCACTGCGATTGCGAATGTTATAAAAACAATTCAAAACGGAGTGTCTGCTACTGGACAGGTAGGCACAGTTTCAGTTAAAGTTAGTGACACTGTAATCCCAGTTGGGGTACAAGGTAATGGACAAATTGGAACTGTTTTAATTCGGGGGTGGACAGTGATTGATGATTCGCAGACACCAAGTTGGGGCAACGTGGATACAACACAGAACCCCGGATGGACAGATATTCCAACATAGGAGTTTTTAGATGACAACTCAATATACAACGCTGCTGGGTTTTGCCCTTCCGGTTACCGGAGAACTCTCTGGTACGTGGGGCGACACCGTTAATAGCTCCATCACGCAGCTTGAAGAAGATGCGATTGCAGGCGTGGCAACAGCAAGCGTGACTTCCGGTAACTGGACACTTTCTACAACAGGATCAGGTGCATCTAATGAGGCACGTAAAGCGATCTTGATTCCAACGGGTACTCCGGGAGTTTCTAGGAATATCTTAGCGCCTAACTCAAGTAAAGCCTATATTGTTGACAATCAATCCAATGCTGCTGTTGTATTAAAAGGGGCCACTGGGCCTACCACGGGTATTACGATTGCCACTGGTGAAAAATGCTTGGCAGCGTGGAGCGGCTCAGACTTTGTCAAGGTTTCTTCTAGTATTGCTGACGGCGTTACAACCATTGATTTTGGTTCTACAGGTTTAACACCTGCAACTGCTACATCTGGCGCGGTTACTGTTGCTGGTACATTAGCTATTGCAAACGGTGGTACAAATGCAACAACGGCGGCAACAGCACTGTCCAATCTTGGCGGTGCAACAACAGGTAAAGCTATCGCAATGGCGATGGTCTTTGGTTAATTTTTAGGAGCACTAAATGGCAAATCCAAATATTGTTGCAGTCACAGTAATTGTTGGCAACACATCTTCCTTACTAATTTCATCCACGGCTGACCCGTTTGCTACTGCGTTGGTAAACAATGCGGCGGCATCAGGTAAAGTCTACAAGATCAATTCAATTGTTGCGGCCAACGTTGACGGCACTGCCGCTGCTGACATTACGATCAAGATATTTTCGCAAGATGATTTAGGTGGTACAGGTACTGCGATTGCTTCTACAATTTCCGTGCCCCCTGATGCGTCTTTGATTGTGACTGACAAAACAACAAGTTTTTACTTGCTAGAAGACAAGTCAATCGGTGCTACGGCAAGTGCGGCAAACGATATAGTCGTTACTTGCTCTTGGGAAGAAATAACAGGCCCAGCCCCTTAAGGACTTATCATGTCTCAAAGATATGCAGGCGGGACGCTTTCTGTCGGGCTTGACGGCATCAATTCACCTGTAACAGCGGTGGAGTACCTTGTCGTGGCTGGCGGGGGTGGTGGTGGCGGTGGATATGCATCTGGTGGTGGCGGTGCAGGTGGATTGCTAACTGCTACAGGTTATGCCGTTGCTATGGGTTCTGCCATCACTATTACTGTAGGTGCTGGCGGCGCTGGCTCAAGTAGCCGCACTGGGACTGGAACCAATGGCGTAAATTCAAGTATTGCTGGCAGTTCAACTATTACTTCTACAGGTGGTGGTGGGGGTGCTTGCGATCAAACAACAAACGGCGCATCTGGTGGTTCTGGCGGAGGAGGTGCTGGCGATGCTCCGGGTACAGGGGGGTCTGGCACAGCAGGCCAAGGAAATGCGGGTGGAAATATGATTAACACTCCGCCTAATTATGGTGCTGGCGGTGGTGGTGGCGCGGGTTCTGTTGGCATAACAGGGACTGCAGTTTTAGGTGGCAACGGAGGTACGGGAGTTGTTTCTTCTATTTCTGGTGCACAAATTCAATATGCTGGCGGTGGCGGTGGCGGAACTTTTGATGGCGGTGTAGCGGGTATTGGTGGCGGTGGCGGTGGTGGTTCTGCAATCTCTTGGACTAGCGCTGGAACCCAACAAACAGGATTGGCAAACACGGGAGGTGGCGGCGGCGGCATTTCTCAACTTGGTGCTGGCGGCGCAGGCGGCTCTGGCATAGTCATCATCCGCTACCCCTCCTACCTTGCTCCAGCCACATCAACAACAGGTGGGCCTGAAATGTACGTTGCAGGCGCATGGCGCGTGTATAAGTTTGTTGCCTCTGGCACTATCACATTCTGAGGTTCTATGGCAAACGGTTTATTTAATCTCAAGCAAGTCATGCAAGCTGTTCAGCAAGGTGGCTGGCCTGCTCAAAGAACTCCGTCAGTTGAATATTTAGTTGTTGCTGGAGGTGGTGGTGGTGGTGGTAATTCTGGCGGTGGCGGTGGTGCTGGTGGTTTATTAACTGGTATTGACCCCGTACCAAATGGGCAAACCCTTCTTGTAACTGTTGGTGCGGCTGGTACAGGTAATAGCGGTACTTTTGGCAGCAATGGTGGAGATTCTGTTTTTGGCGCAATTACATCTACAGGTGGTGGTGGCGGTGGTGGCGGGTCAAATGGTCGTTCTGGTGGTTCTGGTGGTGGCGGTAGTTTAGAAGGTTTATCTTTTACTGTTGGTGGTCAAGGAATAGCAGGACAAGGAAATGCAGGAGGTGGCGGTTCTGCGGCTGGTAACGCACCATGTGGCGGTGGAGGTGGTGCTGGAACTGTTGGGTTAAACATTCTAAGTTCTACCAACGCAGGAAATGGTGGTGCAGGAATTGCATCTGCAATTAACGGAACTGTTACTACCTATGCTGGTGGCGGTGGTGGTGGCGTAAGAAATAGTCAAACTGCGGGAACTGGTGGCGTAGGAGGCGGTGGTGCTGGTTCTGGAACAGGTGCTGGAACTGCTGGAACAACAAACACAGGCGGTGGTGGCGGTGGTGCTGGCGCATCAGGTTCTGGTGGCTCTGGAGGCTCTGGCATTGTCATTATTCGCTACCCAACCGCATACGCTGATGCCGCAAGTGTGACCACTGGAACAAAAACAACAGCAAATGGGTATACGATTTATACCTTCCTTGCCTCTGGAACAATCACCTTCTAAGGAACAGACATGAGTAATAGACTGGGTGGTTTTATTGCAGGGCAGAACATCAGTGCCTCAATTGGCACGTTCACGGCGGTAACTTCACCAACCTTTACCTTTGGCTCTACGCAAGGAACTCCCCCTGTGGGTCAGGCTATACAGTTAACAACCACTGGCACTTTGCCAACTGGCTTGTCTATAAATACAACGTATTACGTCATCAGCACAAGCACAAACACTTGCCAACTTTCTACAACGCTTGGTGGCTCTGCTGTCACGTTCACAAACAGTTCAGGTTCTGGCACTCACACTGCGGTAACCCAACGCGCATTTAATCCTTATGCTGGCGCTCCTGATACTGTTGAGTATTTAGTGGTAGCTGGTGGGGGCTCTGGTGCAGGCGACTACGGAGGCGGTGGCGGAGCAGGTGGCCTTTTAACTGCCGC